CGTTATTTTGATATGGTCAGTGCCAGAGACTTTGTGCGTGTGATCGAAGCTGTAATCAACGGAATCATTACAGATCGAGATCTAAATGTAGTGTATGACCAAAAACATAGACTAAGCGACATACTTGTGTTATACTCAAAGCTACACGGATTTGATACGACATTTTTACATGTCAAATCTGTTAATGTATTGAATTATACCGGCAACGGAAATCGTTTGTCTAAATACAATCTTGCATTGGATAACCTAGAGCATTCATTGTTATTATACGGAAAGTAAATGAAAAAAGTATATGTAAGCTGGAATGACGTACAACGACAAGTACAAGAGTTGGTGCGGCAAATGTGGCTGGATCGTTGGACTCCGGACTACGTGGTTGGCATCACAAGGGGTGGCCTAGTTCCAGCTAACTTGATCAGTCAGTATTTGGATTGTCCCATGGAAACCCTACAAGTTAGATTGCGTGACGGCAACGAAAACGAATGTGAAAGCAATTTATGGATGGCCGAAGATGCTTTTAACGGTAAAAACATTCTGGTTGTAGATGACATCAACGATTCTGGTGCTACACTCAACTGGATCAGACGAGATTGGACCTCCGGTTGCTTACCCGACGACGAACGATGGAATTCATTGTGGGGCAATAATGTGCGTATTGCCACCTTGTACGACAATGAAAGTAGCGAGTGTATTACTGATGTTGACTATTCCGCTGAAGTAATCAACAAGTTCAATGACCCGCAATGGATTGTTTTTCCTTGGGAAGAATGGTGGCGTCGTTGGAATCCTGAACAGCAACATGTTGACTGATCTAAATAACTGTGTTACACTAAATGAAATGTGAGGATTTTAAATGTTTGGTACCAATGAAATCGTAGGCAAGAAGTATTTTGCAGATGCTCCTGTTGACAGCTTGTTTGTAACAAGTATGTTCTTTACGCTACAAGGTGAGGGACCATATTCAGGTATGCCAGCTTTGTTCATACGTTTGGCCAAATGTAATTTGGATTGCAGCTTCTGCGATACATTCTTTGACGACGGTGACTGGATGACTTACGACCAAATCGAAACTAAGATGGAACAAACTATCCAAGCATTCTGGACCGACAAAGGTAAGGATGTTCCTGCGTGGGCACACGTACCCAACTTGCCGGGCAAAAAGTTTCCCAACATTGTGTTGGTTATGACAGGTGGGGAGCCCTTGATCCAGGAAAACATTTCGGAGTTTATGGCGCAACAGTTGCACAACTTTAAGGAAGTGCAAGTTGAAAGCAACGGCATTCCGGATACTGTAGTACCTCCTGGTGTTACATTAGTATGTAGTCCCAAGTGTGTAGAAAAGAATGGTCGTGCCATCAAGTACTTTGCACCCAGTAAGACTATCCTGGATCGTGCAGACTGCTTGAAGTTTGTTGTGAGTGCTGATCCTGAAAGCCCCTACAGTAGCGTTCCTGACTGGGCATTGGCCTGGCGTGATCGCACAGGCAAGCAGATCTACTGTAGCCCAATGAATGTGTACAACAGTTTACCGCAGAAGATCAAACTGTTACGGTCTGAGAAAGGCACTATCACAATGGCTGAGCGTAGTACTGTAGATGAGGTTATCAGTTTCTGGGAACCCGGCCTGTTAAACTTAGAAGCCAATCAACGCAATCATGAATACACAGGACAATACTGTGTAGAGAATGGCCTGCGTTTGAATCTACAACAACACTTGTATGCAAGCTTGGCTTGATTATGCCAATGGACCCTATTTGGCATCGCATCGACCAGGCTTTTTGGAATCTTGCTAGATGGGATTTGAAATTTGCTTGGCGGCCAAAACGATGCGAATTCAGTAAAAAATGGATATGGTTCAAACTAGCTTACCGCGGTACAGCAGTGTATACGGGACCTAACATGCCCGAATACGAATATCGTTGGGCTACCAAAGAAGAATACTTGATAGCACGACTCAAAGGAAAAGTATGACCAACTCTGCCAAAGGACGCAACAGCTTTGACGTCGATGTTGGCAATGTTGTGGTGCCATTTTTTAATCGCAATGTCACACCTTACCCCACAGAAGCAGGTGCGCCGGCGTTTGATCTAGTACCGGTTACTAGACAAAAAGACATCATGTTGAACGTGGCTCGTATGCATGCCGAGCAAGAGTACAACAGGATTATGGAACTGGTGTCAGTGTTGCAACGACAAGCTGATGAGATTAAACGCAGATTAGATTTGACCGACATGGTACATGCAGCTAAGTACGAATTCCAGATAGCACATGGGCAAATCTATTGGTTAGCCCAGGACACGCGACGCAACGAACTTATCTTGTGTGGTATGGGACCAGACGGTTGGTCAGCTGGTCCACCTGCATGGTATCAATATATTACAGCAGTAAAGTGGTTGGGAGACCACACTTGGATCGAAGTAAAGGACAAATGATATGTTTGATAAATTAAAGAAAATGTTTGGGGTAGCAGAACCTGTTGCACCCCCTGTTGAAGTTAAAAAGACAACTAAAAAGAAACCCGTTAAAGGCGAAAAGGAGTCGGCCACCGAACGTGGCGATCCTTATGTGGCTATTCTCAGTATGGATGTAGATCCTGAAAACATACATGCTGGTTCATTTGAACTGGATTGGAATGACAAGTTTGTTGCCAATCTAATACGTGCTGGCTATGTGGGCAAGACTGATGCCGACATCGTGGATCAATGGTTCCAAAACGTTTGTCGTCATGTGGTCATGGAAACTTGGGAACAAGAACAGGCTATGAACCCCACACGCTTTACACGCAGTCGTGACTTGGGCAACGGACGCACGGAGGTTTCTTGATCCTTTACGTAAACGGCGATAGTCATACCGCAGGGGCAGAAGCAGTAAATGCACATGCCTTTGCCGAAGATGATCCTTTCTTAAACTACTTGGGGCGCCTACCGCACCCGGCCAACTTGGCTGTGAGTTGGGGCAAGAAGATGGCCGACATTGCCAAGTTTGGTTTTCAATGTGATGCAGAATCTGCTGCCAGCAACCACAGAATCATACGTACCACACGACACTGGCTTAGCCAACGTCCCAGAGCTGCCGAAAACAGCCTGTTGATCATACAGTGGTCCACGTGGGAAAGGCAAGAATGGTTAATCGACGGTGTATACCATCAGGTCAATGCCAGCGGTGTTGATCAAGTACCCGAAAGTCATCAACAAGCCTACAAAAAATACATTGCCGACATCAACTGGTATGATGTTTGTGTCAGAGCCCATAAAATGATTTGGGATTTCCACCAAGAGCTACAGCAACAACAAATACCTCATGTATTTTTCAATGGCAATACTGCTCTAGAAGAAATACCACCAGACCAAAGACTGGATTGGGGATCCGCTTACATCGAACCTTACAATGCCAAAATGACCTATAGTCAGTGGCTTTTGGACAACGGTTTTGAAACTGTTGCACCAGATTCCTGGCATTTCGGCAAGGAAGCCCATAGTGCTTGGGCCAGTTTTATGTTACAATACATTGTCAAACACAAACTTATCTAGGCTTCAATGAAATACGTTCTTATAGACACAGCTAACCTGTTCTTTCGTGCTCGCCATGTGGCCTTTCGTGCCGCAGATGAATGGGAGAAAGTAGGCTACGCTCTCCACATAACTCTTAGTGCTGTAAATAAAGTAGTTAACAAATTCGGTGCTGACCATGTGGTATTTGCTTTGGAAGGTCGCAGTTGGCGCAAAGATGTTTACGCACCTTACAAGCGAAACCGCAGTGATGCTAGAGCAGCACAAACAGAAAAAGAGCAAGCTGAGGACAAGTTGTTCTGGGAAACGTTCGATCATTTGACTAAATACTTGGCTGAGAGTACAAATTGCTCAGTAATCAGAAACGAAAACGCAGAAGCCGACGATATCATTGCTCGTTGGATAGCATTACACCCCCAAGATCATCACGTAATTATTTCAAGCGATACTGACTTTGTTCAACTGTTGGCCGAGAATGTGGACCAATACAACGGCATCACTGATGAATTACTGACTGTGCGCGGGATATTCGATGCCAAAGGTAAACCGGTCATAGACAAGAAAACCAAACTACCAAAAACTATTCCCAACCCTGAATGGCTGTTGTTCGAAAAATGTATGCGTGGCGATTCCAGCGACAATGTGTTTTCGGCATATCCCGGTGTGCGTGTCAAAGGTACAAAAAACAAAGTGGGCTTAACAGAAGCATTCGAAGATCGCAGCCGGCAGGGCTATGCCTGGAACAATCTCATGTTGCAACGCTGGACTGATCCTGACGGCGTAGAACATCGTGTGCTGGATGACTACGAGCGCAATCGTTTGCTGATTGACTTACGTGCTCAACCTGTAGAGATTAAACAAGCAGTTGATGGCAGCATCCGTGGCATGATCAGCCATAAAGATGTAGGTCAGGTGGGCATTAGATTCATGAAGTTTTGTGGCAAATATGAACTGGTCAAGGCCAGTGAATCAGCCGAGCAATATGCTCGCTGGTTAAATGAAACATACAAAGGAGTGCTAGATGATTGTAGCGAAACCAGTAATTCCTAATCAATTTTGGATACTAAAACAAAATGATCGCAAGGTTGGCAACATAGAAGCCAGCGCCGAAGGATTCAGTGTAAAGATTGGTGATCAAGTCAACAGTTATAAAACCATCAACACCATCAAGCAAAAGATAGCAATTGCTTTTGAACCTGTGGTAAAGAAACTGGGCTCGGTCACTATTGGAAACACAGTACACGGTTACCCTACTAACGGTATGCCTTACAATGCCATTTACGATGTCAAGCACCAAGTGCCGCTTTGGACACGTGAGCCCAAATCCAAAAGTTGGTACGCAGCCGGGTGGTATCTAGTCAAACAAGGCCGTAGTTGGACAACTGAACTATGCCCAAAATTAATTACATTACAACGCTACCCATACCAGGGTCCGTATTACACTGAGGAACAAGCCAATGAGCAACGTGTTTAGAGACCAAGCAAAATTTATGAATGCCTGCGGACAAACTGTAGGATCTCGCAATCAGGATCAGTTCGACTTGTATCTTAAATTGATACAAGAAGAAGTCAGCGAACTACAAACCGCAGTCGATAACAACGATCGTGTTGAACAGTTAGATGCCTTGATTGACATCATGGTTGTCACTGTTGGTGCTGTACAGAGTTTAGGAGTGGATGGCGAAGGTGCGTGGAAAGAAGTCATGAGCACAAACTTTGCCAAGATTGATTCCTTAACTGGTCGTGTTCGTAAACGCGAAGATGGCAAGGTGCTAAAACCTGTAGGCTGGCGTCCACCAGAATTGTCTAAATACATTAACCGGGAATAAGGAGAAAGCAATGACTACTGCTGTATATAGAACTGCCACTGAAGTAAACGATGCTATGTTGCGTGTTTACAATTATATGTTTTTGGCCATTGTGATCAGTGGCATTGTGAGTTATTTTGTAGGGACAAGTCCAGATCTGTTGAAGTTTTTCTTTACTGGTTGGATCAAATGGATTGTGATATTTGCACCCTTGGTTGCTGTAATAGGTATTGTATTTGCCATGGCTACCAAACCTCCACGTGAGTTGGCCCTCCTAATGTTGGCTGGATTCAGTGCCTTAATGGGTTTGAGTTTTGCCATGATCTTTGCTGTGTTTACTCTGGGCAGTATTGCAATGGCATTCATGTCAGCGGCTGTGTTGTTTGGTACCATGAGCTTGTACGGGTATTTCACTAGACGAGATCTCACCAGCATTGGTCAGTTCCTGTTCATTGGCCTGATTGCTGTGGTCATTGCCAGTGTCATCAATGTGTTTGTGGGCAGTAGTGTAATGACCATGGTTATCTCGGCCATTGCTGTGATTGTGTTTACTGGACTCACTGCGTATGACACACAGAAAATTCGTGAGATGGTTTCAGAAGAAACATCTGGATCAGTTGAAGTCATGGGTGCGTTGACCTTGTACTTGGACTTTATTAACATATTCCTGAGTCTGTTACAACTGTTTGGTGGGAAGAAAGATTGATGCGCACACGAGAACAAGTTATTACCGGCATGTGCTACACTTGGCGGCATGATTACGGTCTAGTCAAGGATCCAGAATACAAACATCATGCCAGCGATTTTATCGATGCTATCTCAGCTGGTATGTATCAGTGGGAACGCGAACAACTGTGGAAACAGATGGCCCAGATATTTGACAATGATATTGCCCCGCACATGGAGTTTCGTGCGGCAGCGACGTCGAGAAATATCTGTGACAACGATTAGATTGATTTCAGCAGTTCAAATTTCTTAGAATCGTAAACTTTGTGGTGACTTTCGCCGTCCGGAGTCACCCAAAGTACATGTACCATTCTGCCATTTACTTGTAGTCGCCAGCAGCCATAAATGCGACGATTAGCACTGGTTGAATAGGCCAGTCTGAAATCAGCAGAGTCCGGTATAGGACACTTTTTCTGTGTTAATACTATTTGTCCACCGGCATCATTCTCCATCACAGCCACTTCGTCGTCTGCTGATACCGTTGCTGTGAATAATAACAGTACGACAGCTAACCATCGTTTCATTTTGGTCTCCAGGATATTATTATATAGCTGTTTCGCAGACAGTTAAATATCTCACAGGAGACTTTACATGAGTTTACACATTAATCGTTTTGTTGATCGAATCAAGGCAGCTGATGCTAGACAACAACGCGACTTTACTATGAGCATGAGTGATGCCAAGGATCTACACGCAGATATCACCAAACTGTTGTTAGCTCTTCAGACTTTACATGATCAAGGCACAGCTACAGCCACCAATAACCCCACTATAGAACTGGAAGTCACAGGCGGTGCCTTCTAATAACGGCTTACATTTTAGATAAATAAATGTAGGAGTTTAATGAATGAGCAGACCTAAACCTCAAGTGTTAGTTGAGCTAACAAACCGAAGTACTTACAAGACTGAACAGGTCTTGGCGGCCGAAGGCATATGGGCAGTGTTCTTCGACGGTAAGCCCATCAACCTTAAGACATCAAATCTGTTGGTTCAGTACCCTGGGCCTAAATACAAAAAGGTGTCGTTCTCCAATCAAGGCCATGCCATCAACTTGGCCAAAAAGTTAAACACACAATTCAAAACTGACAAGTTTTCAGTGGTGCTGTTGACACAAGGGGAGACCATATTCCCCCATGACAAAACATAAACTAACCAAACGTCTAATAGAATTACTGCCCGAGGATCATCGGCTTTCTATTGAAGAAGCTATGATCCTTTGGTACACCAATATCAGAAACAACGGCGGATTTCGCTTGACCCAGAATGGTTTTCAGGCAATGAAAATATTGGGACTAGAATCTTGGGCAGTGCCCTTGACTGACATCAAGATAACCATGGATAAGAATCTCTTGCTGGCCCTGGATCGCAAGTTGACTTGGCCTTATTTCATCGACTACAAGAAAAAAGAAATTGTATTTTATTCCAGCCGAGAAGCTGTCATGGCCACCATGTACGGATCGATTAAGAATTGGTTAGACAATATGCCCGAGCGACGATCAGTTCCTTAGAGTGTTGTGTTTTTGCGATCTAGTTGACCGCTAATTAGGTTTACAGTATAATTATATTTTATATACTAAACTCAGGAGCTGTATAATGCACCCCGACAATATTGATCCCAGAATGTTTCTTGATATGAATAATAAACAATTATCCCAATGGGTCGACAACAAAAGCCCGGATGAAATTTTGGCCGCGGTACGAGCCATTAAGGCAGAAATGAGCCGACTACAAGAAGAAATTTTTGAAGAGATTGACCAAGAGATGCAGGACGAAGATCAAGACTTGTCAGAAGCCACGGCAGTTATCAATCGAATTCGGGCTATGTAATGACAGAAAAGAAACCACTTAAAGTAATTTTTGATCCTGGTTGTTTCAACAGCTTCGAAGGCACCCAAGCGGAACTGGATGAGTTTGTAAAACAAATTCAAGAGTTTGCAGAGTCAGGATTACTGTTTGAAAACAGTGTAGAGCTAACTGATGAAGATATCGAAGAGCTGGACGAAGAAACTCGTCAGCAGATTATTCGTGCATTGGAGCGCGGTGATGACAAAAGATCGCTCAACTAAACCCAGTACCAGTCCAGAACGCGACGACTTTGCCAAGTCGTTGGAGGACGACGATCAACGGCTGAATTTTTTACAAAGCATGAGTGAAATGAAAAAACAGCAAGAGTCTGATCCTGAGTGGCAAAAAGACAATCTCGAATGGGATCTGCGTACCAGCGTCAAGATGGTGGGTTGTGTTCGTGACAGCGAAATCTACGCACAAAATCTATATGCTGCTATGTGTAATAGGGAATTTCAACGCAACGACACTTGGCCCCGATTAACTGATCAAGTATGGAGTTGCAGTTGGCGTTATGCTGGTGGTATTGTTGCTGACATGTGTGGTGCGGGCGATTACATGGATTGGTACTGTTCGGGCATACGCAACGACGGATACCAAGATGACACTGATGTTGCTTACCCCGCAGGGTTTGTAGCCGAAGGTGTGGTCACTGACGAAATACGTGCGGACCTGTTTGAACTGGGATGGTTGGTGATTGACGATGCAAAAGATTAAAACTACAGATGTCTATCGTGCTAGAGATTGTGTCCAATGGCTGATAAAAAATATAGGGCCCGAAGTCAGTGTACAGGGATCAAGTATTCAGAGCCTAGGCTGGCATCTGTGGACGCAGGGTTCCACTCGCGACGGCCGGGTTGATCCACCAGTTTATATTATCGAAGTGAATGACCATGTAGATGATGATACACAACTATTGTTTGCATTGAAATGGTCGTGACTACTGTATACTTGGCGGCTGGTAGTGATTTTGACGGCATGATCGACTGGGCTGTAGATAACTGTACCAGCTTTGTTGGGTATCGGATGCTGGAACTGGATTACGAAGAAAAAGTCGTCCGGGACTGTTGGTTTAAATTGGAAATTGAGTTTGGCGATCCACAAGACCAAACACTGTTTGAGTTGAGGTTTGGATGACATATCACAAAATCATGTCGGATCTATTTAATCGGTATCTGTTTGAGCCTTGGGACAAGGTGACACAGCAAGCCATGGAACGTGACTTCAGAGCTGCTTGCCCAGGTCCATACTTTTTAGCCTGGCGTTCAGAGCTGGATGATGATCACATGCCCCGGTACAATTTGATATTTGCTGATCCTCGAGACGCAACTGCTTGGTACTTGAGGTGGACATGATACGCTTACCCGTTGAACCTTACTGGGTTAATGCTGCTGAATGGTGGTTGGCCAACCACAACAGCAACACAGAAGAATTTTGTTACTGGCTGTACACTCAAGGTGTGTTTCCGGTTAAACGCCAAAGTTTTTACCCTTGGATTGAGTTTGAGGATCCCGAACAGGCCTTGATGTTTCAGTTGAGGTGGTCATGAAAAGCACAAGAGTTACATTACCTTACGATATATTTTGGACACCGTTGGATTGGGCCAAAGAGAATTGTCCAAGTTACATTACCAACAATCTTCATCGGAACAAGGATGGTATCGATCCAGGTAGAATTGATTACTTTTTCGGCGACGCAGCAGAAGCCACTGTGTTTGCGTTGAGGTGGTCGTGAGAACTTTTCGTGGCTGGTATGTTGCCAGCGTCATGCCACCGGAAATCACTCCATATCGTGGATGGCTACCTTGTATCGACTGGTGCGAACAAAAGTTTGGGCCCAGTGGCCAGGATTGGTTGTACAACAGCGAGGGTGTATTTGAATTTAAAAATGACGCAGATCGTACAATGTTTGCGTTGAGGTGGTCATGATAAAAACTCGGTATAAATGTAGATACCCGACCGAGGTCGACGTTAAAGAAAGAGAAGAAATTCTTCAGGAACTCTGGCCAGGACTCCGACTGGCACCTGGGGTCTGGGATTTTGTCACCAACGAATGGTTATATACAATATGTTTTGAGCAGGAAAAAGACTACACTTGGTTTATGTTGAAACAGAGATGAATCGAGTCAACCTCAAAGCTTATCCCAGATTCTGGACGGATTTTGCGGATCGCGTCAACGAACAGATTGATCCAAGTGCGCCTGTGTCGGGGCATGACATCAAACGTTGGATGCAGTCCTGGTACGGCATAAATGTACATATAATGCATTCAGGTTCCTTGGGAGAGGTTTACATGGTGGGTCGGGATTACACAGCGTTTGTATTGAGGTGGTCATGAGCGAAGTAGAACTGGATCAATACCAAACAAAAGAACTGGATCAAATGATCAATTGGTGTCAAGCCAAGTTTGCTGCCGGTACTTGGAAGGTCATATTTGACGAACACAGCACTAGATTTCAGTTTGACCGTGGTCGAGATGCTGTGGCTTTTTTGCGACACTGGAAATAATGACCATTGACTGCACCAGCTGATCATGCTATAATGCAGTGTACAGTTAATAAAAGGAACAGCAATGAAAAAAATCGTATCGTTTTTGCGTTGGGAATTTGCGGGTTGCACTCGTAGTCCAAGTTTTTGGGGTGCCATGATTGTGATCCTAGGACTTGTAATGTTTTTGTTTGATTGTCCAAAACCTTGGCCCTTTGCTGCCATTGTTGTGGGCTTTGTTATGAACTTTGTAGACATGATTTACTGCTGGATCCGATTCCGGGTAGCCATGTACAAGATGGATCAAGAGTCAGTGGCTCGTAAACTTCAAAAGGATTAAAAATGCCATACGTATCAGTAGATGTTGATGTTGACTTAGCTGACTTTGACACCGATGACTTGATTCAAGAGTTAGAACGCCGTGGTGATGCCTATAATACTGAAGGTGTTGATGCCGATGAGGCCAGAGAACGTCTCGAAAAAGTCTATCAACTTCGTCGCACCGGGCAGAATTATGAAGCTGCATTGGATCAACTGATTTATTATGTGCTAGGGAAAATTGCATAATGGCCACTCGCAAACAAAAAGAACAGTTGATGGATACCTTGCGATTTACTCCGCGTACGATCACCATCACTTTATCTGGATACGGTGGGGAGATTGCAATGGGCACAGTGGATCCTGCCACTGCTCGCTACTGGATTGGGCGTGATGATTTTGAAGAGTATGCAACTTCGTGGTCAATGGAAGAAAATTTTGCAGATGTTCCAGTTGAGCATAGATTTATCACCGGGGGAGACTGGTATGACTGCGACAACCTAGCACACACCTCTGGTGTAGAAATGAGTGCAGGCTGTTGGCTCGCTGTCACTGACGACATGACCGGTGAAACCTTGTTAGAAACAGAACTTGACCCCGAAGTGTTAGCGGGCTTGGGAATTGGGGTCGCCGAGTTTGAAAACGTCGAAGTAGATACTGGACCCGGAAGGGCTATTTTTGTGGGACAGAACTTTGAAAAAGGCCTATTCTTTCAAACTGAAGTTGAGATCACCCAACCATTTGACCCTAAGCAGTTGTCATTTGCCTACAGTACCTATGATGGTTGGCGTGTATGCCAAGGTGTAGAATACGCCGGCGAAGAGCTGGATGGCCAGGATGCTTACAGTACTATGGGCAAGAGCAGTAGCTATCAACTGTTCATGAGCGACGAGGACGACGAAGCACTAGATCTCTTAGATAAGGCCAACGTAAAGATTGTAGACTACAATGTAGAAGTATTAGAAGGTGAAGAAACTTGGAGTCAGCGTGTGATTGACGAGAGTGATGTAGGTCCTTGGCATGATACCCTGGATCATGATCCAGTTCATGTAGGCTACTACGATTGCAGAGTGCTGAGCTCTGTATGGCCAGAACAGCGACTGCGATGGTCTGGAACGGACTGGTTCATGGACAACGGAGATCCCATGCGATTGCATGTTAGCCACTGGCGTGGTTTAAACCGTCCTGTGGTTGACCAGTAACAGTAGATCCTGTATAATGTATTTTTAGTCAGCAGTATAAGTAAAGTTCCGCCCCTTTAGCTCATGCTTTGGTTAGAGCAGCGGTCTCATAAACCGTTGGTGGTGTGTTCGACTCACACAGGGGGCACCAACAATCTGGCGTTAGTATAATGGATAATACAAGCGGCTTCTACCCGCTGAATGTGAGTTCGATTCTTGCACGCCGGGCCAACTTCAGGTGATATATGTTAGAATGTTTAATCGTAGGTGACAGTATTGCAGTGGGTACCAAACAGTTTGCCCCTGCTTGTGAATTGCAAGGTAAAGGTGGTATCAATACTTGGCAGTTTAATCGGATGTATCCGGGTTCGTTTTATGCGGAAACTGTGATCATCAGTTTAGGGTCAAATGATCATCAGTATGTTAAATCATATGATGAGTTGTTTGAAATGCGTCAGCGTGTGGGTGCCAAGCGTGTTTTTTGGGTCTTGCCAGCTGGTAACTTGAAAGCCAGCAATGTACCGATTGAACGCATACAAGGTTATGTGCGTGAGATTGCACAATCGTATGGTGACACAGTGTTACCTATTAACGGATTACAAAAGGATGGTATCCATCCTTCGTGGTCAGGCTACAAGAACATTGTGGCTGAAACAAAAAAGTAGTAAATGCGATGGTGGTGAAATAGGTAGACACAAGAGACTTAAAATCTCTCGGCGAAAGCCATGCCGGTTCGATTCCGGCCCGTCGCACCAAAGGATAATATGAATGAAAGAGTACAAGAAATTTTAGACATCCTGCAGGAAGAATGCGGGGAGGTCATTGTTGAAGTCAGCAAGTGTCGTAGATTTGGTCTGGACTCAGTGCATTACAAAACTGGAGAGCTGCACCAAGCAATGCTGGAACAAGAGCTGGGCGATGTATTGGCCATGATCAAACTCTTGGTTGAACACGGTGCAGTTTCCATGGAAGCATTGGAAGCTGCCGGTGAAAGAAAGTTAGAAAAACTCCGCAAATGGAGTACAATCTTTGGCGAAACTAAATAGACTTGTCGGTTGACAAGGTATAAATAAACTCATATAATTACTGCTATGAAACATATCAATCATTCGTTCGCACAGTCCATACAACAGCCCAAGACGGTCACAGTGGCCTATTGGTCAAATTGCGGCTTTGCGACAATGATTAATAGCGATCGCGAACCAGCAGGGGGTCTTAGTTAGACTATAAATTTATTTTATATATTAACTAAGGCCTCGGAACTAAAAACTCCGAGGTTTTTCTTTTTGCAAAGGTGGAAATAGGTAACGAGAACCCGCAGCCCACCATAAACATGCTGCGAATGGGCGGGGTTCCGGATGTGAAATTGCTGGCGGTAACAGCAAGAGTAAGATGGACAGTAGTGGGACAACCACTACAATTTATAAAGCGCATTGTGTTCAGTGTGCTTTATAAATTGCGAGTTTATACCAGGTTAGCTCAGTGGTAGAGCAGCGGCTTGATAAGCCGTTGGTCACAAGTTCAAATCTTGTATCTGGTACCAGTCGGGGCTGTTAGTGCTAATGGGAACACATCTGGTTTGCAACCAGAAATTGAGAGTTCGATTCTCTCACGGTCCACCAAGTTCGTTGCTATATACACGAGTATGTAGTATATTAGTTTATGGCGGGTATGATGTAGTGGTAACCTATCTCGTTGCCAACGAGAATTTGCCAGTTCGATTCTGGCTACCCGCTCCAAGTTTTATCCCCTTAGTGTTTAACGGCAGCACGACGGTCTCCAAAACCGCAAGACTAAGTTCGAATCTTAGAGGGGGTGCCAACACAGTTTAACCAAAAAGGTGTCACATGCGCAGTATCAACATAGAAGAAGTAAAGGAATTCATTGAAGCACAAGGTCCCAATACTAGAATCTACATTGGTGGCGACAGCGAACGTTTCTCCGTTGGCGAAGACTGGTACGCTGATTACACCTTGGCCATTGTGGTACACATCAACGGCAACAACGGTTGCAAGATCTTTGGTGAGGTACAGCGTGAACGCGACTGGGACCAAAAGAAAAATAAACCACGTATGCGTCTCATGACGGAAGTGTATAAGATTGCTGAACTGTACTTGAAACTACAGGATGTGTTGGAAGATCGCTTGGTTGAAGTACACCTGGACATCAACCCAGACGAAATGTACGGCAGTTCGTGTGTAGTCAACGAAGCTGTGGGCTATATTCGAGGCATGTGCAATGTTGTGCCTTTTGTCAAGCCACGTGCGTTTGCTGCCAGTTACGCAGCAGATCGTTTGAAAGAAGTCTTAAACGCACAACAAGCAGCATAAGAAATCGCTCCTATAGTATAAAGGTATTACACCTCCTTGGTAAGGCGGAAACATCGGATCGTTACCGGTTAGGAGCACCAACATGGTGGGATGGCAGAGTGGTCCAATGCACGTGACTGCAAATCTCGACAACCGTCGGTTCAAATCCGACTCCCACCTCCACAAATGGTAGATAGCACTGGTGTGCGGCTGAGATTTATAAACTCGGGAGAGCGGTCAGATGGGCTGCAACGGGTAGGTTCGAATCCTACATCTACTACCAAGTATTGCCCTGTTATTATAATGACTATTATGCCTGTTTTGTAATCAGGAGATGGCAGTTTGATTCTGTCACGGGGCACCAAGTACTATATCCGCGTAGCTCAACTGGATAGAGCAACGGTCTACGAAGCCGTAGGTTGGGGGCTCGAATCCCTCCGTGGATACCAATTAATCAATGAACTCTGTGCGAATATATCGCTGCGGATCAAACTTAAACAAGTCCTGCATAGAAATGTCTACGACATGTCCTATTTGAAACTCCAAGGGCAAAGAGTCAACTGTACGGCCATACTTTTCAGCCCATTGTTGAAAGTGTGCAGAGCGATAGATTTCTTCACGACGACGGTTGAGATGTATGCAGTATCCACCGTAGGATCCTTCTCGGCCACGAGCATCTTGGGCTGTGGGATCATCTTCTTCAAAGTAGCTCTGTAGCATACACTTACCTAGAATACTGGCATTGAGAGTCACAGGAGCTCCGTGGGAGAAATCCATGGGTTCGTAGTTGAAGCTTTGATCATAGGAATCAAACGGTAAATAACAGGTCTTAATTATTTCGCCGGTTATGCTGGCAGGGTTGTTTATTATCCAAGTAGGCAAAATCCATTCGCTACTGTTGTTTTGATACTGTAGTTTAGTAGGCGTAGTTACACTTACTTCTAAACAGTGTACAGCTTCGTTAATTTGTCCAATCACGCTGTACCATCGAGCAAAATCCCAATCTGCAGGCGGAACAAAATTTTCATCAAAGGGATTGGGTTCAGTTGACTGTTTATACCACCATTCACAATTGTAAGTAAAAAATCTATGTAGTGTGTTGAGAGTCTGTTGGCTGAAATCAAACTCTGCTGGCAGGTTAAAAGGTATCGCATAGCCTGCATCACGCATTATGTTGACGGAATCTTCAATAATTTTCCATTGCGTTTTGTGATCAACTGTGCTTGGCCCAGGTAGTTTAAACTCATCTGAAAAGAACATGCGATAGTAGTCAGGTTGACGATCAGTCAAAGCCTGAAAAAACTTGAACCATTTTTCAATAGTGGGGTGTTGTTTTAACTGGATCGAAACATGAGTGTTTGGAAAGATTAGTTTTAGTTGCATAAAAGTACTTATAGGAGTAATCTGTGAAACCGATTATATTTGAAAACCCTAGAACACGCGAGCGAGTCGTCTGTGATGACCTACGCAACATCGCTGTTATAGAAGGGGAAGAATACTTGGCTGTGCGTCGCCCAGATCAGCCACGGGTGTTCTTGATAAAAAGATCTGCTGTGGTGCGGGTAAAAACGCCGCATAACTACAAGTGAAATGGACATACTATTCTCACTGTTTTTATTTTTTGCACCTCCCCCACTGCCTGCGGCGCCGTCAAGTGATTGCGACAGCTACATTGTGGGGTTTAGAGGCTTGAACAGAGCATTTGATCAACCGGCATTTGATCAGTATGCGGATCAGCGTGGCAGTTGTAGTCTTGTGTACGATTACACAGAAGCTGATTTGGCCGTACAGTTTGTGGATACAGTGACTGAACCTTACGAGTTGTATGGATACAGTGCCGGTGCTGTGGCTGTTGGTCAAGTGCTACGGCAAGCACGACGACTGCCCAGTTATGTGATTACTGTGGGGGCCTTGGCTTCGGTTGATGTGAATTTTGCCCGATATGGGGTAAGGTTTGACAACTGGTTTGATGAGTCCGGTCGTGGATCACGTTCGCCTGGACGTTATATACCCAGGGTGTCACATGATCGTATACAGGCCTACATCAACAGATTTTATCAATAGAGGTTGACCTGTTGCACAGTATCAGCTATAATAGTTTTTTAGTAAATGCCCTGGTGGCGGAATTGGTAGACGCACCGGATTTAGGTTCCGGCACCGCAAGGCGTGGGAGTTCGAGTCTCCCCTGGGGCACCATGATTTTAAGGGTCGTTAGCTCAGTTGGTACGAGCGTCTCGTTTACACCGAGAATGTCGGCGGTTCGAGCCCGTCACGACCCACCATTTATAGGATTTATAATGTTTCTTAAACTCACAAACGCAGCACCTGACTACAAGGGCATGCCCCTAGCTGTTCGATCTGATATAGTGTTGTCGGTATTTCAAACTACACTAAATCGCGGAACAGAAGATGCACCCTCGCAGGAGTCGGTGACTGTTGTGTACAGCCCGCAGGCTTCTTGGGAAGTGGAAGAAACTGTTGATCAAGTCGTTGAACAATTAAATAAGTTCTAAGTTTTATTCGGAGTGTGGCGCAGTCTGGTAGCGCACCTGGTTTGGGACCAGGGGGTCCAAGGTTCGAATCCTTGTACTCCGACCATGTTTTATTCCCCGATAGCTCAGTTGGTAGATGCGTCTGACTGTTAATCAGAATGTCGCTGGTTCGAGTCCAGCTCGGGGAGCCATTTTGTTGGTCCATAGTGTAATGGTAGCACTACAGATTTTGATTCTGTCAGTCAAGGTTCGAACCCTTGTGGGCCTGCCACGCAATCGGTCTTTCGTTCAACGGATAGGATGCTTGGCTTCGAACCAAGCGATGTGGGTTCGATTCCTGCAAGACCGGCCAAGAGTGTTGTATTTTTACAACACCAGACTTGACCCCAAATACACCGAGTGCTATAATACTTACTTGTTAATCAATGAGGAGTTTATTATGCAAGCTCGCAACTTTATTAACAAGTATAACGCCAGCAACAAGTCTGCGGGCTTTAGCACTTAC